ATTTGACTATAGACCTTATGGTACTGAGTTGGCTTTGTGTAAACGATATTTACCATCTTCATTTAGTGGAAGCAGTCAATATTATGTTGGACAATGTAGCTCCGCAACTAATGCCTTTATTCCTATTATTTTTGATGTTCAAGCTAGAACAGTACCAACTGGAATTACACTATCTGCCGCAGTTTCTAGTTATCAAATCTTAGCAGCTAATTCAACAGGGATAGTTCCAACATCAATTACATTTGGTTCAAGCGGTGTAGCTTCTGCACTTCTTACTGTAGGTACTGCATCAGGACTTGTTGCAGGAAATGCGTCATTATTTAATTTCAATGGAAATAGTATTTTGTTTACAGGATGTGAACTATGAGAAATTACAAACTTTATAAAACTATTGACAGCAAAGATGCGGCTTATACAGTTAATGAAGATGGTTCAATGACTAGCTTCATCTTCGATGAAAACAATCCAGACTACCAAGCATATCTAGCATGGCTTGCAGAAGGCAACACACCAGAACCAGCAGATGAGGTAGTGTAATTGTTCGGTATATCCGCATTTGCTCAAGTACCTTTAATTACACCACCATTGCCGTGGGCAAAATAAGGGTAATAAGCATGTGGGATGAAGAAACTAAATCATGGGTAATTATTTGACCCACAAGTTTAGAGTGATATACTGACCATTCCGTAACCCATTAACCAAAGAAGGAAGATTATATGCAAACAATTAACGTAGAATTTTTACCAGCCGAATTAGCCGATGTTGTGAATGTTTTAGGTTCATTACAGACTGCGGTTGGCGCATACCCTTTGTATGCAAAACTTAAATTTATATTAGACAACGCTGCCGCCCAACAACAAGTGGAAGCTCAACCTGAAGGTGACGAAAATGCACACACAGCATAAAAGTTTTGGTGGGGATGACCTAAAGCCCCAGCTAAACCTAAAGCCCCAGCTAAACCTAAAAAGGCTAAAGCGAGTGCTTAAAGATGTAGACGAACCAATTATTGCTCGTGCATTTAGCTTTTTTTGGTTCAAAAGAATTTATTTAGGTGTAAGATTCAAAAGATTGTCGCCAAAGCAACAAGTAGCGGCAGTCTTGCACGAGATGGGTCACTGTGAGTTACATCATTCTGAGATTAGGATAGTTTCATTATTCTTAATTGCGTGGTGGAACCCGTGGTGGTTTTTACGGATTTGTCGGAACCAAGAGCTAGCCGCTGACAAGTACGTTGTAACACATGGCTATGCTCACTACCTGCTGGACTTGCTATCGGGGTACGATTTGGGTGGTTGGATACACCCATCTAACCGAGAGCGTAGGTCAGCAATTTTAAGCTATACGAGTACCCTCGCGTGATTCCCGTAAAGAGTCATTTCGCTGGGTTGGCGTAACCGACCAAAGGAGTAGTAATTATGTTTAATTTGTGGAAATTTTTACTGTTGTTAGTTTCCCCTCATGTGGGTGACGATGATGTCCCTGCTGATAATGATTTACCTGCTGATGATGACGTACCTGCTGACGATGATTTGCCAGCCGATGACGACTTACCAGCGGATGATGACCTACCAGCGGATGATGATGATGTCCCTGCACCAAAGGAAACACGTGCACAGCGTGAGATTAGAACCCTACGTGAACGTGCACAAGTAGCCGAAGATGCTAGACGTAAGTTAGAAGCCGATTTGAATGATGCTCGTCGTCAACCAAGTCAGCCACAACAACCGACGCAAGACCAGTTATTGTGGGAGCAAGAGGAAAAAGTTTTACGTGACCCTAATGCTGACGATTGGCAAAAATATGCCGTCAATTCAGCACGAGATGCACGTCAAGCTCGTCAAGCTTCACAAAACGCAATAATTCGTGCTGAGGATTTAGCAGACAAGACTGCGTTTGACCGTATTCGTTCTGAAAAGCCTAAGCTTTATGAGGCTTATAAAGACCGAGTAGAAGCTATGTTGACCGAAATTAGAGGTCGTGGACAAAACGCTCCTCGTGAGAAATTGTTAGCGGTTCTAGTCGGTGAAGATATGTTAGCGGGCAAATTAAAAACAACTGGTACAAAAGCCGCAAGTGGCTCTAAACGTCCAGCGACGCCAGGTGCTCGGTCAGATGTAAATGCTAGAGGTAGTAGCAGTATGTCTGAGGCTGAAAAGCGAGCAAAACGTTTAGAGAATATTCGCATCTAATGCAAATCTTTTCTAAGGAAATTAAAATGAAACACTTACTAAAAAACTTGTGGTTGTCTCTTGTGAGCTTAGTCTCACCAGGCGTGACTAACTATTCACCTGGTCCTTCAGGTCAAACTATCGCTAACGATATTGAGTTACACATTGCTGATGAAGTATTGCGTATTGCTCAACGTCAATTAGTGGCTTATCAATTCGGTCAACCGCTTAAAATCGACAAGAATACTGGTGTAACTTACACTGCTACTCGTTATGAGCGTTTACCACTTCCATTCGCACCATTGAGCGAAGGCGTTGCGGCAGCAGGTGAGTCAATCACAATTGCTCAAGTTAGCGCGACTGCTCAACAATGGGGTGACTTGGTTCGTGTGACTGACGTTGCTGATATGACTATCAAACATCCATTGTTCAAACAAGCGATTCGTTTGATTGCTATCCAACAACCTGAAACGATTGAACGTAACGTATTGAACATCTTGTTGACTGGTACTCAAGTTAACTACGCTAATAGTCGTGCTAACCGCGCAGCTATCACAGCTAGTGACGTGATGACACCAGTTGAGATTTCAAAAATCGTTGGTTCATTGGAAACATTTGGCGCACCAACATTTAATGGCGATGAACGTATCGACATGATGATTGACGCTGATGCACGTACTAAAGCTTCATCTAAACCAGGTATCATGCCTCACTATGTTGCATTGATTCACCCATTGGTTGCGCAAGACTTGCGTCAAAACTCTACTATTGCTACGGCATGGTCATACAGCGATATTAACCGCTTGTATAACAATGACCTTGGTGAGTGGGGCGGTGCACGTTTCTGTAAAACNAATATGATGCCTTACTGGACTGGNGTTGCTGCTGTAACAGGTACTCCTGCTACAACTGGTGGTGCATTGGCTGCTGGTAACTACTACATTCAAGTGACAGGTGCTCCTACTGCAACTTCAGTTGAACAACGTATTTACCAAGCTTCAGGTTCATTGAACATTGCGTCAGGTACAACTGGCTCAATCAGCGTGACATTACCAACATTAGCAGGCTACGTATTCAATGTTTACATTGGTACTACAGCAGCAGTTGCTAACTTGGGTCTATCAGCTTCAGGTCCATCAACTGGCCCATTAGCTGGTCAAGCTGTTCAATTGGCTTCAGGTTCTACAGCGGTAATCACAGGTGTGGGCACAGCTCAAACACCACCTGCTGCACCAGCAACAGGCGTGACAGTATTCCCAACATTATTCTTCGGTATGGACGCTTATGGCCAAGTATTGCTTGATGATGTGGAATACAATTACTTGCAAGGTGCTGATAAGTCAGACCCAATGAACCAAACACGTGTTGTGTCATGGAAGATGATGTACGGTACAATCATCCTAAACAATGCGTACATGGCTCGTACTGANNCCAGTTCAGCATTTAGCGTAGGCTATAGTGCTGGTACTGCGACAGAGTAATGTCGTAAACTANGAGGGGCTTCGGCCCCTCNTATTCACTAAGGAGCAAGATTATGTCAGACGTAAATAAAGAAATTTCAGTAAAAGACTTACAATCCCAAATTGCTGACCTTCAAGCACAATTGCTATCTGAAAAAGAAGCGCGAAGTGCTGCTGAAGATAATGCTAAGGCAACTGCCGATGCAGGTATCTTTGTAAGCCGAAGCGATGAGCAACCTACAGGTAAAACCATTAAGATTCAAAAATGTAGTAACCCGTGGGAAACTGATGAGCGTAAGCAGAAATTGATTTCAGTAGATGTACCTACGTATTATTATCAGATACAATTGCCAACAGGCGCAGGTATTTCACTCACAACAAATGGTCAAGATTTTATGCACGGTGAAACATACACTGTGGACTTGTACACTTTGATTGACTTAAAGAGTCGCGTAGCCCGTTGCTGGGACCATGAGAAGTCAATTCATGGTGACAACGAGAACGCATATCGTCGTCCAACTAACCGCCATTTTATGGGCAAGTAGCATAACCAAAGGAGTATGACCAAATGACTGAGAAACAAGAAGGCACATTACAAGGCGCATTGGTAACTGGTAACTTTAGCATCCAAGCAACCATGCCAAATGGCAAAACCATTAACGTAAGTGGTTATTTGTACGAAGGTGAAAGTGTTGAGTCTGTGAATAACCGTGTAAATTTATTTCACGACATTGTAGACCATCAACGCACTCGTTCTGAAATTCCTGAATTGGAAGCTCGACGTGACCAAGGTATTCAAGCTTTATCACAGATGAAAGATGTTTTAGCTAGTCTTGAAGCTAAACAGAAAAATGGTGGTAAACTTACCTCACAAGAGAAGCTCACGATTCAAAACATGGGTACTAACATTACTCGTGTATCTGAAGATATTGAGAAAGGTGAGAAGGCCATTTCTGATGCTAAGAAAAAGGTCGGCTTAAGTTAACTATGAGTTACACCGCAGCACAAATCGTTGCCGATGCTCTAGCTATTGCTAAGTGTCCAGGATTCACCGCACAAGGGGGCAGGGCGTTGAATTTTGTGCTCGACGACCTTGTGCTGCACCGTAACCTTAAAGTTAACCTAGTCACTCAAAACTTTGTAGTCCCGCTTTACAGTAATGGCCCATTCCCGTTGGAAGCCAATTACTTACGCACTTATGACATGTTTTATGAAATTCAAGGTGAGCCTTATTTCTTAAACCCAGCGTCACTCAAACAATACGATTCTGAGACACAGCAAGTCAGCTTGGCTAATTATCCATACGAGTGGGCTAGTGACCTATCGCAAGTAGCTAGTGGCGGTCTTGGCCAGCTTTATATTTATCCACAATCAGCGCAAAACATTACGATTACGCATCGTTACTATTTGCGCCAAAACCCAATTACAACACCTGAAACTAGCGCGATTATTCCGTGGTTCTCAGACCAAGACTACCTAATTGAAGCCACAGCGATGCGTATGATGCGTATCACTGACGACTCTCGCTACAATGCGTGGGTACAAATGTGCGACAAGATGCTTGAGTCTCACTTATTAACTGAAGGTGACGAGCAACAGGTTGTGAAAGAAGTCCAATTAGACCCTCGTCGATTCCGTATCGGTGGGTCTAACCGTCCAACTAAACTTGACCCGTGGTAAATCATGGCCATAGCAGATTCCCATCCCGTCCGATTTACTCCGAGAGGGTTAGCCGACGCGTATGACTCCACGGACGTGTTTCCTGGTGCATGTCGTAAGTTAGCCAATCTAGTATTTGACCAATCTAACCCTGAGATTGTAGTTGCACGGCCAGGTGTAGGGTCAGCAATTTCATCATTTGCAGGGTTTACCACACCAGGCTTTGTTTCAGTCCAACTCACCATAGGTCAATACATTTTTGGTATGGTAGCCACGGGGCTTACTGCTGGTAAAGACCAACCATTCTGTTACAACATTCAAAGTGGTTCGTTTATTACAATTAGTGGCGTGACTGCGGGTAATTCTGAAGGTAGACCCACATCTCCTTCACAAACTGGCGCATGGACACCACCGACCATTGCAAGTATTGGTTCAAAACTTATCATTACGCACCCTGGATACAGCGGTACAGGTACTAACTTCTTTGGTGTGATTGACATTAGTAACCCATTGGCACCAGCGTATAGCACAATGAACACTACTGGTCATGGGTTACCAAGTGTACCAACCGCAGTAGCTAACTTGAATAATCGTGCGTACTTTGCTTGCGGTAACGTAGCGTATTACAGCGATTCATTAAATCCTACTGTAATGACTAATGCAGGCCAAGCGTTGACATTAGGTGACACTAGCCCAATTACGGCACTTTCAGGTTTGCCAGTGCAAACAACTTCAGCAGGTGTTATTGCTGCGTTAATTGCGTTCAAATCTACACAAATTTGGCAAATTACAGGTGACTCGGCAATTACAGGTTCGTTGTCATTAAACTACTTGTCATTGAACATTGGTTCAGCTTGCCCACGGTCAGTAGTTCCATCACCACTAGGCACATTCTTTGCTGGTCCTGACTCAGCGTATCTTGTTAATGCGTTTGGTGCAGTAATGCCAGTCACCTATCAAGATGGTTATGGGTCAACACCTGATATTAGACAGCCGTTTGGTAATATTACTGAACCTACGCGAGTTGCGGCCGCATTTGCAGGTAACATTTATCGCATTTGCATCCCTACAATTGTCGATGGTGTGGCTGGCACGTATGATTATTGGTTTGATACCCGTAAGAAGCGGTGGAATGGCCCACATTCTTTTGTATACGACTGTGCATCGTCAGCAGGCAACTATTTTATTGTGTCGGGCTATGGTAGTGGGGCTAATCTATTTAGTAGTATGGTTTACCCAATGGCATCCACAACTTATAAAGACAACGGTGCATCGTATAACGTTGAGCTTAAATCAGCGCAATTCCCTAAAACCCAAGACATGATGATGAAGCAGGTTGTGGAGTCCACGATTGAGCTTTCATCTATTGGGGCGGCCACAACATACGCGATTACGGCTTATGACGACAAAGGTAACTATATCAATGGTACAAATGTCAACACAACGCCTACTGGTAACTTATGGGGCAATAACACTTGGGGTGACGGTTCAACTTGGCAAACGTCAACAATTTCACCAAGAACATACCAAGTAAACTGGACAATCCCTTTAGTGTTCAATAAACTAGCAATTGACGTACTTGCACCAGCAAGCACAGCTATTGCAATTGGTACGTTCTTTGCACGGTATCAAAATACTGGGTACTTATTACAGGCTTGAGGTAGATTATGATTATCAATTCATTCCCAACAGTTCTTCAGAACGGTACCGTCGAAGATGCTACCCAAGTGATGACGCTATTTAGCTGGATTCAAGCGCAAGTTAACGGTAATGCCTGTGGTTCAACAACTGGTAATGGTATCTTAAAAGGTGATGGGTCAGGTAACACATTGCAAGCTACCGCTGGTGTGGACTACGTATCGGGCTTACAGCTTCAAAATTCAACACTAACATTCCTAACCTCAGTTGCAGGTACAAACGTTATCACTGGCAATTTAACACCAGCAATTGCATCATACGTAGCTGGTCAGATGTTTAGCTTCTTATCAGCAGGTGCTAATACTGGGGCAGTGACATTAAATATTAACGGTGTCGGTGCTATAGCCGTAACTAAACTAGGTAGCACAGCATTAGCTGCTGGCGACATTCCTGCAAACACCATTATTATTGTTCAATACGATGGGTCAGAATTCCAATTAGTAGCACCTGCGGCATTAAGCTCATTAGGCTCAATGGCTTTCCAAAATGCAAATAGTGTGAATATTACGGGGGGCACAATTGCAGGTACGTTTACTGGTCCACTTACTGGCAACGTTACAGGTAATGTCAGCGGTTCGTCAGGTTCATGTACAGGTAATGCTGCTACAGCCACGTTATCAACCGATAGTACTAATGCTATTGGCTACAATCAAACATGGACTGTATTTAATAGCACAACCAGAGCTTTTGGCACTACTTATACCAATTCAACAGGCAAGCCTATTTGCGTTATAGTAAGTTCTAGCAATGGTTATGGTTTAACTGCTTATGTGAATGGAGTAGCTATAGGTAGTACCTCATCTGGAAATAGTGCAGTAGCTTTAGGAATGAGCTGGATTGTCCCTAATGGTTCTACATATTCACTTTCAAGTTCTGCTACTTGGCAGGGCTGGTCAGAATTACGCTAAGGATAAATGATGGAATATTTTAAATCACTAACGGGCGAAGTTTATGGCTACGACCCTTTAACACAGCAAGATTTAATCGACCAAGCTATCGCTAATGGTTGGCAAGATGTGACTGGCTCATGGCCACCTGCACCGCAACCACCAACTGCTGATGACAATAAAGAATACGCCAAAGCTCGTTTAGCTGAAACGGACTGGTCTGAAATTCCTAGTGTGAACGATGCTTCAGTTTCACCTCATTTAGATAATGGTGCAGCGTTTGTTACGTATCGCAATATTATTCGTTCGATTGTCGTTAACCCTGTAGCGGGTGACATTGTGTGGCCAGTACAACCTAATGCCCAATGGAGTAACTAAGATGGAACACGACCACGTTAAAAACGCTATTGATATTGGGGCGTTGGCTGGCCTAGTCGGAGTACTAACAGGACTTTTGCCGATAATCACAACATGGCTATCGTTCGTTTGGGTGTGTATTAGACTTTACGAAACTAAAACCATGCAACGTTTAATTCATGGTAAACAAGATGACACAACTAACTCCTCACTTTAGTCTTGACGAGCTGACACGCTCAGATACAGCGGTGCGCTTAGGTATCGACAACACACCATCGCCTGAGATTGTGGCTAACTTGCAAATGCTTGCTTATGGCTTAGAAAAAGTACGTTTCTTACTCGGTTTACTTAACCGTCGCATTATTATCAGCTCAGGCTACCGTTGCTCAGCGTTAAATAAAGCACTTCACGGTGCTGAGAATTCAGCGCACATGTACGGTTACGCTGCCGACTTTATTTGTCCTGACTTTGGTACACCGCTAGACATTGTTAAAAAGATTGCAGCTTCAGATATTAAGTTCGACCAAATTATTCAAGAGGGTACATGGGTGCATATCTCATTCGACCCTAAGATGCGTAGACAAGTATTAACTGCACATTTTAACAACGGTGTAGCTAGCTACACGATAGGGGGTGTGATGTGAAAAAGCTACTAGTATTACTGCTAGTTACCCTTCCAGTGTTTGCAGGAACGCTACCTAACGCATCAATCACAACGGGTGAGGTTCGTACATCAAGTAAACAAGATATTTGCTCTACCGCGACTTCTACCGTGCGTAACGTGCCTGAGTCTGAAAAGAAAGCCGTATATAAAGCGTATAATCTTACGAACTATAGAACAGCTTGTGCTCAAGGTATGGAAGTCGACCACCTAATTTCATTAGAGCTTGGTGGCAGTAACGACATTAAAAACTTGTGGCCACAATCTTATTGCGGTCAATGGTCAGCACATGACAAGGATAAGCTTGAAAATGAATTGCATCGTCAGGTGTGTGCTGGCAAGATGACGGTACCTGATGCTCAAACTTGTATTGCTTCAAACTGGATTACTTGTTATCAAAAGGTGATGAAATGAACAAATTATTAGCAGCGTTAAATATTTTTCGTAAAGGGCAAGTGGTTGCTAACCCTACCGCATGGAAAAATGGTCAAATTACAGGCTCAGTACTTGCGGGGTTTTTTGCAGCACTTATTGGTGGAGCTAAAGCTTTTGGTTATAACTTACCCGTATCCGATGACCAGCTTCTTGCAATTGGTTCTGGTATCGTTGCTATTGTCGGGTTGCTCATTAACCCAGCAGTTACTATTGCCAGCTCAGACAAAGTTGGACTGCCAGCCAGCAATACAACTAATGAGCAAACAATCTCGCCAATCACAGGACATTAAAGATTGGCTAGATGAAGTAGATGGTGTGATTATTGAAGTTAAATGTACAAATTAAGGAGTAATTAAAATGATTAACAGTTTTCTTATGTCAGCATTGGCGCACTTGGTACAAGCAATTATTGGCTCAGGTGTATTTACAGAAATTGAACGTTTGGTGCAATTAGAATTAAGCACTGATAAAACTGGCCCTGAAAAGCAAGCAGCAGTACAAGCTTCACTTAAAGCAGCTCAAGGTGACTTGGGTAATGCAGTACGTGGTACAGCAGGTTGGGCGTTAAATCTTGGTATCGAAACAGCGGTTGCTGTGGTCAACACTAAGGTAGGTATCCCAGCTACAACATAAGGGGAACGGCATGGCAGTTAAAGTCGCACGACCAGCAATTAAAACTAGCTCAGGTAAGGTGGTAGGCGCACCTAGACTTGGGCTACAACATAAAGACATTGACGCTGAAGGCCAACGAGGCTTTTTACTTAGCAATGGTAAGTTTGCTAATCGTGGTGAAGCTGCTAAAGTTGCTAAAGCAGCAGGGCAAGTAACTGGTGTACAATCGCTACATAGTCACCACTTGCCTGAATACAAGGCTAAACATAGAGGTAAGAGCAAATGAGATTTGAGGATACAGCATTTATTCCTAAGGGTGCATCAACACATGAGGTTGACCGCATCTTAAAGCAAGTTGGTAATGTGGACATTGTTCATCATTTCACTTCGGGAGTTTATGCTAAAGAGGTCAAAGTCCCAGCAGGTAGTAAATTGTGTCAACATATTCACAATTTCGACCACATGAGCGTGTTAGCTAGCGGTACAGCTAAGATTAGCGTAGATGGTGTGGATGCCGTGCTTACTGGCCCAAAATGCTTAACGATTGAAGCTAATAAGCAACACTCAGTTGAAGCCCTCACCGATGTAGTTTGGTTTTGCATCCACGCAACTGACCATACGGACGTTGATAACGTGGATATGACCTTAATAGGGGAACGCTGCAATGCTTAAAATTCGCACAATATTACTGGAGCTTATTAGCCCATCATTCTTTAGCGCAATCGCTGGTCCAGTACTTGGCTCAGTTGCAGGTAGTGTGGTTGGCGGTTTAATGGGCGGTAGCAATAGCCAATACTCAGGTGGCGGTACACCTGCCTATCAACCGACTTGGCAAGCTGGTGCTGATACCGCTTGGCAACAAGCTTACGGTCAGAACCAAAATATCGTCAATCAAGCTTACTCTGGTGCTAACCCGCTAATTCAACAATCTTTACAGCAACAACAAGCTCTTAATTATGACCCCTATTTACAAGCGTACGGTCAAGCAGGTAATTACTACGGGCAAGGTGCTAATGTGGCTGGTCAGCAAGCTGGTACTTACGGTCAGCAAGCAGCTTTAACAGGTCAGCAGCAACAAAATTTGTACAATGCTGGGAACCAAGTCTACCAAACTGCGCTTGACCCACAAAACGCGCTATTTAATCAAACGCAACAACAATTGACTGACCAAGTAAACGCTGGTCAAGCCATGCGTGGCTTAGGCAACTCAGCGGTGGGTGGTCAAGAATATAACCAAGCGATGCAAAACTTTGACATAGCTTGGCAAAATCAACAATTGGCTCGTCAAACACAAGGGATTGGTGCAATGACACAAGCTAGTCAAGCTGGTGGCGCACAAGGTCAATTGACTGGTGCTAACTTAGCCGCACAAGCTGGTGCTTACGATACGGCTGGTGGTTATGCACAACAACAAGGTCAAGTTCCATTGACAGCACAGCAATACGCAGCGCAACAACCTGGTGTGATTGGCCAACAATATGCTCAGCAAATGGCAGGCCTACAAGGTCTTAACGCTACTAACATGAACCAAGCTCAAGCGTACATGGGCATGGGGCAAGCGGCTAGCATGAACGCTTATAACCAATACGCTGGTCAGCAAGCAGTTAACGCTCTAAATACAGCGGCCACCTCACAACTTGGCTATCAAATTGGTAGCAACCCTGCGGTTGGTAACTGGCTAAACACTAATATTTTTGGTGGCGGTAATGCTAGTGGTCAATCAATGGCTAACTCAGGCAACTATAACCAAGCTGGTGTTTATACTGGAGCAGGTGCATTACCTGATACGTCAGGTCTATATTACTCAGCTAGTTAAGGAATTATCATGGCATTACTACCACCAGGTGTTGCACAAGGTATCTTAAATGCTCAACAGCAGCAGATGGCTGACGCTAAAAATAAGCAAGCAATGGAATACCAAGCTTGGAAAATAGAACAAGCTAAACAAGCGCAAGCTCGTCAAACGCAAGCTCAACAAAACTATGGCGGTGTGTTAAACGCTGCTTATGGTGGCATGGCTCCACCTCCTGTGGCTGGCAGTCAAGGACCACAACCTCCTGCACCTGGTCAAGCATCAGTCCCAATGGCACCACCTGTATCACCTAACGGTGGCATGGGTGGTATGCAAGGTTCAGCTCCACCAATGGCGCAAGGTATCATGCCAGGTGAGTCAGGTGGTATGCCAACACGTGCGCCTATGGCACCTAGCGGTGGTATGGGTGGCTTACCTCCGTACCAAACAGTGCAAAGCCTAGCGCAAGGTCAACCTCCTCAAGCTGGCGGTATGGACTTAATGCAACCACCACCAATGCCAGCCACAAATGACATTGGTACTAAGCCTTTGACTGTGGCTAGCGTGGTTCAATTGCTTAAAGCGCAAGGTGT